TCCTATTGTAAAAATCAGAGATCTAGCCTCACAAGGCTTAGCTAAAATCAAAAATACCTTAGGTGGGCTACGAGATAGAGTTACCTCTGTAGCGGTAGAGATCCACGATAGAGCTACATCTGGACTAAATAAAATAAGGGTAGATGTACGAACAGTAGGAAAGCTGGTGGCTAAGCCTTTTATCTCTGTTAGGGATAAAGCCACAAGTGGGATCACAAAGGTTAGAAACTCCCTAAAATCCGTAGGGAAAACAGTAGCTAAGCCTTTTGTTACTTTGAGGGATAAAGCAAGTGCTCCTCTGGGTAAGGTAGGCGGTGTACTGAAATCTGTAGGTAAGGTAGTAGCTAAGCCTTTGATAGCAGTAAAAGACGGTGCTAGTAAGATCCTCCACGGTATAGGCAGTAGCTTAAAATCCATCGGTAATATGTCTGTAAAGGCTATGGTAGCGGTAAAGGATGGAGCTAGTGCTGTACTGGGTAAGATCGGTAGTACACTTAAGAGCCTTGCAAAAGGCGTAACAATCGCTGTAGGAATTGCAGGAGCAGGAGCTACAGCTCTTATGGGTAAATCTTTAGGAGAGGGAGCTAAACTACAGCAAAGTATAGGCGGTATTGAAACGCTGTACACAAAGACTAATAGCGATGGTAGCACAGATACCTCAGCGGTAGATAAGATGTTACAGTACGCTAATCAAGCGTATAAAACTACAGGCTTATCCGCTAATGAGTATATGGAAAATGTTACCTCATTTAGTGCCTCTCTTTTGAGTGCGTGTGCAGGAGATACAAATAAATCCGCTGAGATTGCTAACAAAGCTATGGTAGATATGGCGGATAACGCTAACAAGATGGGTACTGATATGGGATCCATTCAGAACGCTTATCAAGGCTTTGCAAAGCAAAATTACACGATGCTAGATAACCTTAAGCTGGGTTATGGTGGTACTAAGGAGGAGATGGAGAGGCTCCTTAAGGATGCACAGGCTATCACTGGTACTAAGTACGATCTAAACAACTTAGCGGATGTATATACAGCTATCGGAGTAATACAGGATAAATTAAATATCACAGGAACCACAGCAAGAGAGGCAGAGCAGACCTTTAGCGGATCTTTTGCGATGATGAAAGCCTCCGTTACTAACCTCTTAGGTAATTTATCTGTAGGGGATGGAGAGGCAGTAGCTAGAAGTATGGGAGAGCTGGTAGAGAGTGCAAGTACTTTCTTTTTCGGTAACTTTATACCGATGCTCCAGACGATTTTTAGCAACTTGCCTACAGCAATAGGAACAGCGGTAGAAAAGGTAGCTCCTCAGATTAAGGAGAATGTATTACCACTCCTTACATCTATCAAGGATGCAATCTTTACAGGGCTGGGTAATATCGGTATTGATACTGGAGCATTACAAGCTATTTTCGATCAGCTTTTTAATGTAAAGGTAGACGGTGGCGGTATTTCTAGTATGTTCTCTGGGCTTAAGGATGGAATAGTACAGGCGATCAATACGATCTTACCTATCATCCCTCCGATTATCTCAGCGGTACAAC